ATTTATTGAAAAATGGATAAAATCAATAAAGTAAAAAGGTTATTAGTTCCTGTATATGATAAGAAACAAGATAAAGAATTAGTAGGGGATATCTTTATTAAAATATCTATTCAATGTCTTAATTGTAAGCACTTAAAAAAAGAACCTATTACTTGTAAAGCTTTTGAAGATGGGATACCTAAGAAGATTTTGGATGGAGATATTGATCATAGAAAGCCCTACGAGGGCGATAATGGAATACAGTATGAGAAGGAAAAATAGAATAGTAGGAGGCCTAAAATAATGGCTTATAAGGTTAAAGATGATAAGGGAAAAGAAGTGATAGTCAAGGGCTCTAAAGTGATGGGCCAGGATGACTTCAGTGGTGAGATTAAGGATTTTTCCAATAGGGAGCGGTCCTTTGTGGCGGTGGCCAATCAGGAAAGCCCAGATAGGATGGGTGATACAATCCTAGTCAGGGGATGGAGTTTGGACAACTACCGCAAAAATCCAGTAGTAATGAGCTTCCACAATTATTCACAGCTCCCAGTGGGAAGGTCCTTGGAGGAATTTAAGAGGACGAGGAATGGTATAAAACAACTGGCTTTTAGACCCCAGTTCGCCGTATATCCCGAGACTATGAGGATGTATGAGATGTACCGCGATGGTTATCTTAAGGGCTTCAGTGTTGGTTTTGTTCCTCTGAAGTCTGAGAGGATCGAGGAAGATGGTGACAATGTGGAAAACCCTTTTATGCATATTCCCACCAGGTTTCTAAAGACCGAGCTCCTCGAGGTTAGTGTGGCCCCAATACCTGCCCATCCGGATGCCCTTTCTGAGATTAGGAGTCTGGTGAAGAAGGGTGGCCTATACATCCCAGCAAGGTATCTCAAGGAAGAGGATGAGCCCGAGGTGGAGACTTATGACGAGTATGTTCATATCAGGTTTGCTGAACAGGACGAGTTTTTCAAGCTTTATGAGAGGACTGTGGACGACATGATAGTAGTCTTCGGTAAAAAGGCCGACGAGAATGAGTTCTTCCTGTTTAAGGTAATCGGTCCTGTAAGCAAGTTCGGTGGGGAGGTTCCTGAGGAGCTGAAGAAGGAAGTCGATGAGCTGATCGGTGAGGTCCAGAAGGAGCAAGTTAGTGATGATCCTCCGGCCCTTAACGTCTTTGATCCGGTCAAGTATGAGGCTAAGGATACGGTGATGGTTGATCTTCCGGAACTGGATGAGGAGCAATTCGTTATTGAGGTAGAGGATAAGGACCTTGATGAGGAAGAGACCGAGGAAAAGGAAGAGGACGAGGCTAATATAGACATCGAAGCCCTGGAGCTGGAGCTCAAGGACATAATGGATCAAGTGAAGGGCGAGTTAAAACAACTCAACAAGGACGGTATTGAAGAGGGAGATATTAAGGAGTATGATGACGGCCGGATTGGCGTCTGTTATGAGGGTGAGTGGATTATGTGCGATCCTATTACTAAGGACGAGTTCGACGCTGAAGTGAAGCCCTATCCCAACGAGCACGCCTGTAGATTGAACGATCCTGGGAAGTATGACAAGTTCGCTCGCAAGAACTGTTACAGGAAGTCAGACGATAAATGCGTCGATTACATCTTCGGTATCTCGGGCGGTAAGAGCGAGCTACAGGCCATGCGCTATCCGAAGGAGGCTTGGAAGGCTTCGGTCGCCAGCGCCCACTGTAAGACCGCCGGAGGTACCTTCGAGGCCGCAGGTAAGGAAAAAGCCATAAATGAGGAATTGGTAGATAAATTAATAGAGAGATTCAGCGAGGTTAGTGATAAGCAATTTGAAGGGTTAATTGAGAGACTCGAGGAGCTGGAGACGGCCTTTGAGGGATTAGAGGAATTCGTGAGGTCCTCCCTGAATGAGGATGAGGACGATGACGGTGAATACATAGAGCTCGACATTCAAGAGGAAGAGAAGCAGATAGACGACAACGACTTTTTAGTGGAGTTAGAGGATGAGCCAGAGGACGACTACGATGAAGATGCCATCGACAGGATGCTCGAGAGAGCCCTGATGAGGCATATGCCCGGAGCGTTGGGAAGGCTCGATGACTGATTCCGCTTTAATATAGATTAAGGAGTAATAAAATGGAAGAAGAGAAAGATACTAAGAAACTGAGTAAAAAGGCTCTCGATGACCTCATTGATAAGAGGACTAAAGAGAACCTGCCTAAATTGCTTGATGCTTTAAGGGACCAGGATAAGGAAGTAAGGACCCGTGAGAAAACGGCCGAGAAATTGGCCAACACAGGAATAGTCGCCGATATGAATTACATCGGTGGTGGATATAATTTAGTTAAGACGATCCAGGGGTCTGTTATAGATCTAACGAGGAAGGGCAATCCGTGGGTTCGCCTGTCTCCGGAGATGGAGAATTTCTGCAAGGCCTTTACTGAGTATATCAGGGCGCAGAAGAGTGGAAGGGCCATGGACCCCGAGTACTCCAAGCTGTTGCAGGAGAATACAGATACAGCTGGTGGTTATTTGGTACCGGAAGAATTCCAAGCCATGCTGATCCAGTACGAAGAGGAGCCCGCCATTGTGTGGCCTCGTGCGACCGTATGGCCGATGGGAACGGACAAATTGGGTATGCCCAAGCTGGCCCAGAGGCCTGACGAGAGCTCGCGAAACGAGCACTTCGACCACTTCGCCGGTGTTTCTTTTACCTGGACGGAGGAAGGTGGGGAGAAAACCTCTACGGAGCCTACCTTCGAGTTCTTGGAACTGATTGCTCATGAGCTCTCAGGGTACACCGCGATTACTGACACGCTGATTGAGGATAGTTCGATCAACATCATGAACTTCCTTACCGGGCTTTTCCGAAGGGCCTATGTGTGGTACACGGATCGAAGCTTTATCCGCGGTAACGGTGCAAGACAGCCCCTCGGCGTGGTTCCTGATCCTGCGGTTTTGTCGACTAACAGGCAGCACGCTAACTCCTTCGAGTTTAGGGATGCGATCAACATGGATACCAGATTGCCGAGCGTCTTTGACGATGGGGCAGTATGGTTTATGAACAAAGACTGTATGAATAACCTCAGGGATGAGAGGGACACGACAGCGAATCTGATCCTCCAGGAGTTCTATCAGGAAACGGCACCTGGGGCCGGGGCGAAACGAGTCTCGATGCTCTTGGGATACCCCGTCATTCACTCTGGTGGCAAGACCTATACCAAGGGTACCACGGGGGATGTTATCCTGGGTAACTGGTCGTGGTACTACATCGGTGATCGTAAGAGGTTTACGATGGACGTAAGTAGACATTACCTTTTTCGTAATAATAAGACGGCGTTACGTGTGTGTGGCCGGTTGGATGGAATCCCAGCTTGCCCCGAAGCCTTCGTAATTTTGAACTCAGCCGTAGGTACTTCGTAATTTTAATAACTGATACTTAGGCAGCCCGTGCACAGGGTAGAGTAGGAGCTATTCCTCCTACTCTTGCCTAAGAATTAACCTGAATAGAGGTAAAAAATGAGAAAGAGAAAGAAAGTTCCGAGATTTTGTGATTATGGGTGTGGGCGAGTAGCCAAGTATTACTTTACAACTGCTAAGAAGTGGTGCTGTGAAGCTCATTATATGAGATGTCCTATTTATAGAAAGCTAACAAGTGAAAGAAGTACAGGTTGTATAGGTTGGAATAAGGGATTGACTAAGAAGGACCATCCTGGAATACAAAAGCAGGCCTCTAAAATGAGTGGAAAGAAATTTACAGAGGAACATAAGAAAAAAATCTCAAAAGCTCATAGAGGGAAAATCTTTTCTGAAGAAACAAGAATGAAGATGTCCAAAGCTGCTAAAATAAGAAGTAGTACTAAGGAGTATAAGAAAAATTGGGTTAAACAAATGACTAGTCCTCAAGCATTAGCTAAGAAGAGGAAATCTACTCAATGGTATTATGATAGCATTAAGGGAGTCCCTCGACCTGAACATTCTTTGAAGCTTAGCGGCCAGAACCATTTCAACTGGCAAGGCGGAATATCCGTGGAGCCCTATTGTGACGCATGGGCCGACAGGGAGTTCAAAGAGGACATCAAGAGGCGGGACGATTACACCTGCCAGCTTTGTAGCTCCAAGGAAGATCTCTGTATCCACCATATGGATTACGATAAGAAGAACTGTAGCCCCAACAATCTTTTGACTCTATGCAGGGGCTGTAATACCAGGGTGAACTTTAATAGGGAGTCCTGGTTGGAGTTTTTCACTTTCAACAGCAATTGTGCATCGGCGTAGGCGTTTTTCTTGACCCTTCGTTTCGTCCTGCGCCGATTAAACCAAGAACAGAAGGAAGACCCTAAGGAGGGGTGATAATTATGAGAAGAGACAGATGTGCTAACGAGAGAATCATACAGTTTAAGCCACCGACTTCAGTGCAGGCCGGAAGCGGTTGGACCTGCGCCGAGGTGGACCTGCGTCAGGGACCGGCTGGGGCCATATGGGCTGGAAGGGAGATTCCAACCAACATGCTCCTGGTGGCGATTTTTTCTACCACGGTCACTGCCGGGGCCACTTTGGACCTGATCATTCATACTGGTGACGTGTCGGGGACATTGACCTCCTACGCGACCATAAGCCAAATGGCCCATAGTACGAACACCATTTGGATCGCTGAGGTCAGGGATCTACAGAGGTATGTGCGTATTGCCTATACGGTGGGAACTCAGACGCTATACTTTGGACTGACTGGTAATCTGGAGCGGAGCCGAAGGGAGCCGATCTACCAGACTGCTAATGAGGCTACGGTTACTTATAACAAGAACCCGGCCACTGGATGATATTAACGCAATCGTGCATCAGTGTGGGTTGTTTTCTTGACCTTTCGTTCCGGCCCGCACTGATCAAACTGCAAACGGAAAGAAGACCCTAAGGAGGGGTGATAGTTATGAGAAGAGATAGATGCGCCAATGAGCGAATAGTAGTTTTTGAGCATCCGGTCACGAGGACTGCTGCTGCCTATACCAGCACCGAGTTTGACCTCAGGGCCGGACCGGCCGGAGCGGTCTGGAGTGGTAGGGAGATCCCCACCAACATGCTCCTGGTTGTAAATATGAGTGGTACCATTACAACGGGTGCTACCCTGGATATAGTGATCCATACCGGGGATGTTTCAGGAGCTCTGACTTCCTTTGCCACCTGTAGTCAGATGGCTTGGGATACCAATACTCTGTGGATCGCCGAGATCAGGGACCTCCAGAGATACATACACTTAGTGATGACGGTAGCGGGGGCCAGTCTGGCCTTTACTTGCCACGGCAACTTTGATAGGTCAAGGCGTGAGCCGATCTACCAGACAGCCAACGAGAGCACGGTTACTTACAATAAGAATCCGGCTACCGGTTAATACTAACAGGGGGCTGCTTCGGCAGCCTCCAATAAAATTTTTAAGGGGAAATGATTATGCCTAAGGGAGACGGAAGCGGACCACCGAAGGGATCGGGAGGACCGAGAGACGGACACGGAGGGGGGAAAGGGAATAATTCCGGCAAGGGCCGTGGGCCGAAAACGGGTGGAAGAAGAGGCACCTGCTGAAAACAGGGGCAGAGGATTCTCTAGAAACCGCCTTAGAACTCCGTAAAGGGGTCGTACATCGATGTTTTAAGGAAAGTAATGGGATATTATATAGTTTTAGGAAAGTAGGCTTATTTTAGGTGTTTTATGAAGATTCGATATACAGATAGGGCCATGATCCAGCGGTTCGGCCTGGACCTCTATGAGGTGTCGGATACGGCCGGAGCCAACCTGATGAGACAGGGGAAGGCCATCCCGGTGACCAGCTTCGATAATCCTCTGGTTGATAAGAATCTAAGGGAGAAGGAAAAGAGGGAGAGACCCGAAAGCCGGAAGCTGGTGGGGAAGAGACCTTTAGTAGGATGGGTACAGGACACGGAGGTTTACGGTGGGGCCGAATTGAGCAATGAGGTGGTGAAGAGGGCCGGAAGGGAGTTCGGCTATCTGTTCCAGACCTTCACGCCGAGTAACTTCGACAAGAAAGCCCTGATAGCCTGCGACTTCCTGGTGATCAACAACTTCTTCTTCTTTAAGCCTGATCAGTTCCACTTTATACTGGATCTGATCTTCGAGTACAAAAAGCCCTATGTCAAATATGAGCATGATCACAGGGAGATTATAGGAGCCGATAGCAGGATCAAATTGGCTAGACTGTTGTTTAAGCATTCCTTTTTAAATGTGTTCATCAGTCCCTTTCAGGAGAGGAATCATAGGGAAAAGCTGGGGGATGGGATCGATCCTTATTATCTATTACCTCCAGCGATTGATACAAGGAAGTTCAGGATTCTGGAGGGTATAGAGAGAGACCCCAAGCTGGTTGTCAACACCTGCGGGCGATTATACGCCCAGAAGGGCTATTACAATGTGCTCCAGTTCATCATGGGGAAGAAGAAATTGAAGTTCGAGATCTACACAAGGGAGCACCAGAACATAGCTGACGCGATGAAGCAGCTGGACAACGTGAAGGTCTTTCCCTTAGTGGAGAACGAACAGCTTCCGGAGATATACAACAGGGCCACTTATACAATGCATTTGCCAAGGGCCTATGAGGCCTGTGGTAGGACGATAGCCGAGGGGCTCCTGTGCGGGTGTAAGCCCATCATGAACGAGAATATGGGAATAAAGAGTTTCAAGGTGTTTCACATAGAGGACGAGGAGTGGTCAAGGGATAAGTTCCGGTACTTTATAGAGCAGGGGCCTTACTCATTCTGGAAGGCCATATGGTATTATTATCATGGATTGGATAGGTTAGTATGAGGACTGCCTATTTCGTTATAGGACCAGAGTCGAGCGGTACGAGGCTGATGACCAAGATTTTCAGGTCCGCAGGAGTAGCTGATCCACTGTTTGGTCTCAGAAGGATCTATAATTCTATCTTGGTAGAGACCATAAAGGATAGGCTCCCGAAAAATGGAGACATTGTTATCTGGAGGAGTATGCCACATGAGAGGGACGAGAGTAGGTGGGAGCCACTATCACTGTCGAGGGATGGCCTTAAGGACCTGGGATTTAACGTCAGGTATATAATTACTGTCAGGGAACTCTACAGTCATACCAGGAGTATGGTGTCCAGAAATCACTGCTCCATGGACGATCCGAGGGAGGCGGCAAAGGCAGAATACAGGAAGATCTTTTATGACGTAGCTGGAAATGATTTTATAGTCGTATCTACGTCACTACTGATGGTAAAGCCTGAGAGGGCTCTTACGAGTTTATCGGAGTGGTCAGGACTCAATCTTAATATTCCAAGTATCAGGCAGTTCATACGAGATGAAGATGGAAAATGGTTTAAGCCGTAATATCATTCATGTGATGGTTAGCTCAAACTACCAGAAGCCTTTCCAGGATCTTATAGAGAGCCTATATAAGTATTCTAAATTTGAGCTTCATCTAGTTGAACTTGGAAATATCCCTTTCTACGATAGTCTCTCTGGGCCAAAAAAGAAGATCACCTACAACGATAGGGATTGGGACGGGAAGAGAGCCCAGATAAGGGTAGAGAGTTATTTAAAATTTGATTATAAAGAGGGTGACAGGGTACTCTCGATGGACGCCGATATGGTCGTAAAAGAAGATCCATTCAGGGTGTTTGACCTATTCGATGGGGATGTCCTTCTCAGCACAAGGGATCATTTCGATAAGATGCCGGTCATCGCCTGCTTCTGGGGCTTTGTGTATAATGATAGGACATATAACTTCTTGAACTATATAAAGAAGCAAGTCAAGGAGAAGCTGAATTGGAAGGTCTTAAGGGATTTTAGAAAGAGGAGACAACATACTGGAACTGATTGGTGGATTGACTGCCAAGGCCTTGCACTATAAAAACAGTAAGAAGTGGAGAAATTTGAGATGAACGTATGCGCTGTAGGTCATTACTTCTGGGAAGATGTCTATCAGGTCTTAGATAGATATGCTCCTGACCATAATATTCATTCGATTGCCAGTGGCGATAGAGAGAATCCCGCTGAATCATATAAGAATGTCACTTTTATTCCGGCTGCTAACATAGGATTAGATATGTATAAGTATGATTTCTACCTGAAGAATGCCTGGAATGGAGAGAGTGGAGTCTTCTTTATGCATGATGATATGAAGTTTATGCATCCAGAGAGAGATCCATTTAAGGAGATAGAGAATTATATAAAGGATTTCGATGTCTTGGAGTTCTACGATGTCAAGCATAAGAATCAATCTATTGGGGCTTACAGAAACATGAAGTCGACCTATATAAGCGAGAGCTACCTAAAGGCTATGCTCGAATATGTCTGTCGATGTCATGAGTGCGCCTATCAATATAATGATCGGGTGAGGCAGCATGTGCCTGCATTGCCTCCGCATACTGGATTTCTATATGATCCTCATAATCCTGGGATAACGGATAATGAGAAAGCCGTTCCCAATATGAGAGACATTAATGTAGCAGTCCGTCATTTCTTTACGACCCAGTGGGATGCGATCAATAGGAATATAAAATGGAAGAAGTGGAAGATGGGGAAGGTTGTGGCTGACATAGTCGAATACGGAGTGAGGGGAAAACTAGAGGAGCCGAAGAAATGATAGTAGCAATACATCAGCCACAGTACATGCCCTGGCTGGGATACTTCTACAAGATGGATAGGGCAGACGCCTTCATCCATTTGGATACGGTGCAGTTCAGGAAGAGTGAGTTCCAGAATAGGAACAGGATCAAGAGCGAGAATGGATGGCACTGGCTGACTGTCCCCGTAGTCTACAATAGCTATAAGTCGCTTATAAAGGATATAGAGATAGACGATGGAATCAAGTGGCAGAGTAAGCACCGTAAGTCTATAGAGAAGTATTACAGTAAGTCCGAGTACTACAATGATATTATGTCTGCAATCAGGTGGGCCTTCAGCGAGAAGTGGGATAGGCTGTCCATTCTAAATATAGAGGTCATCAATAGGATCAAGGAATTACTGGGGATCGTCACTGACGAGTACCAGGCTAGCGACCTGGAGGTGAAGACGAGGCAGCCGGATAAAAGAATCATAGAATTAATCAAGGCTGTCGGCGGGGACGCCTATCTATCTGGTCCTGGAGGGAAGAACTATATGGACCTTGATGCCTATAAGGATGCCGGTATAAAGGTAATCTTTGAGAGCTTTAACCATCCAGAGTACAAGCAGCAGTATGGGGAGTTCCAGCCTCATATGTCTATACTGGATCTATTGTTTAATCATGGTGGAAGTAGTTTGGGGATTATCAGAGGAGAGAAATGAACTTTCTGATGCTGAGGGGCCAGGTTCCTCAGGACAGGGATCCAAGTGAGATCATATTTGATTCTCTTGAGGAATGTGATGATATGTGGACCCATCTCTTTAATGGACTATTAAAGAGAGAAGATAAGGGGGAGATCTGGTACTGGAGGGGTGATCCGAAAAAGGGTGAAGAGTACTACTGGCAGGAAGACCGAGAGAAGAAGTACACGCCCAACTTAAAAGAATACTTTACGACTTGGTTTGACAACTTCGAGAGTGGCATAGAGCCCGACATAATATTCTGCAGGGGAGGATTTAGGGACTATCATCCGGTACTACAGAGGTACAAGAAGGCTATCAAGATCTACTATGGGGCCGGAAAGAGATTTCTGCCTATCTTCAAGTCCTTCATGGATTATGATATGATCCTAGTTGACTCCATGAGACAAAAGGAAATTACACAGAGGGAATTTCCGAACGCTGAGGTTCAGATATTCTTTAAGCCGGCCGCCGATAACCTATTCTATAAGATGGATGATGTAGTGAAGGAGTACAATGTCTGCTATCCGGCCGATGGAAGAAGCTCAAATCGGAAGGGTCATTCATTTATATATTCTACTGTTCCTTCTTATCTTAGGGTATTGAACTTAGGTGGCCCGGTAATGGACGAGAATATAGAAGTGCCAGCTAATGTAAAGAGTAAGAGAGTATTAAGAAAGGAAGTCAGTAGGAATATGCAGAAGTGCGAGGTAGGTATTGTAGCATCTGAGGGAAAGACTGGATTCTACGGTATGTCCTGGGATTCGAATCCAAGAGTAATTCCTGAGTTACTGGCCTCTGATATTCCGATAGTGGTACTGAATGAACTTGAGTTTCTATATAAGAAGTATATTACGCCGGAGACAGGAAAGATAGCTAGTAAAGTGAATTTCTGGGAGACCGTAGAGGAGGTCCTCGTTAGTCGGGATCAGTATAGCCCAAGGAAGTACTATGAAAACAATCTGACTACTAAGCATGCAGCCGACTACCTGAGGAGCAGAATTGATGATTATATTGATCGCCGGTTTTCAGCGTAGTGGGACCACGTTAACTAGGGAGCTGATGGAGAAGCATCCTGATATAATAAAGATCTTTCATGAAGAGAAGATTCTAAACAAGGGCTTTGACGAGCGGCAGAGAGAATCCTATCTAAGGAAGAATAAGATCGTGGACCCATATAATACCACATGGGGAGATAAGGTCCCTTTCTTCTCAAACTCAGCTAATGGTATACTTCACTATATCAAGGAGTGGAGAAAACTATGGAAGGATAGGACCAGGATCATATACCTAGTCAGGCACCCGATCGATGTGGCCATCAGTAATGGCAAGTTTGGAAGGAAGAGGGGCTATAATTACAATGAAGAGGAGATCATGAGGATTCAGGACTTCGTTATCCCGACAATAATAAAGGATCTAAGCAAGATAAAGGATACCCTGATCGTCTCCTATGAGTCATTGGTCACAAGGACTTTCTATACGCTTAGAAGGATCTTCGAATTCTGCAATTTGGATCCTCTTTATACAAGTGAGATAACAAGGAGTAAGATCGGAAAGAGATGGGGAAGGGTGAACTCCTCCAGGGCTTTCATGTACCGGTGGAGAGGATGCCCGATCAGCCTGTTGAAGTTGAGTTATGATTATGATGGGCTGAAAAATTCAAATAAAATTTTATGAGGAGAATAAGATGAAAATTACATTCAATCTTCAGAGCGTAGGCGCCGGGAATAATGGGGGTACGGCCACACTGTTCCATTCGGCCAATACCCTGAGTTCATTGGGCCACCAGGTCTTTGTAGTATCCAACATGCCTAATGAGTTTACTTGGTTTAAGCTTAATGGACCCAAGTGGTTCGAGACTGGATCTACTTTGGAATACCCGGACGCTGATATACTAATAGCCACCGGTGTCAAGTCAGTCAGGAATGTAGTAAGAGCCCCGGTAGAGAAGGGCGAGAAGTACTGGTGGATACGGGCACATGAGACTTGGAACGCTGACGAGAATCAGCTATTTGCCAATTACAGGAACTCGAATATAAATCTGATAGTTAATGGCCTGTGTCTACAGAAGTTTATTAAGTCAAGGATGAATAAGTTCTGCCCGATCATTAGGCCGGGGACAGATACTGATCTCTTTAAGCCGACGAGGACTAGGAACTGGGCGGTTAAGAAGCAGTGGTCCATCGGGGCTCTGTATAATGGTAAACCAAGGAAGCGGTTTGAGTGGGTTCCGGAGATAGTCAAGGGATTGAAAGATCAGGGCCTGAACGTCAGGCTTCATCTATTCGGGACGGAGGAGAAGCCGGAGGATCTGGAATGCAGTAGCTACTTGATGCAGCCAACACCAGATGAGCTTAAGGTCTTCTACAACAAGGTTGATCTATGGCTGGCTCCAACTAAGAGTGAGGGGCTCCATATGCCTCCCGAGGAGGCTATGCTCTGCGGATGCGTATTATTCGGGGCAGACGAGGAACTGAGCGGGATGGTCGACTACCTGAAGGATGGAGAGACGGGTTTTATTATAGAGTCCGTGTCGGATTCTGTGGAGAAGATCCTGAGCCTTGTTGGATCAAAAGAGGGACGTAAGAAGCTGGAGACTATATCGATGAAGGGAAGAAAGAAGATAAGAAGCCTGGGGGATCGGAAAATCAATATGAAGATGATGGTAGATCTGTTTAAGGGACTGCTATCCAGGAAGAGGGATAACAACGTCTTTCAATCTACAGAGGATATCAATAGACGAAGGTCCATGATAGCCCGAGGCCGCAGGTACGGGGCTCCGGATGCCTAAGAGAAGGACAAGGAAGATCCCTGGAAGTACTCCTGAGAACTTAGTGGCTGTTTACTTTAGGAATGGGATCGGGAATTTCATCATGCTGACTCCGGCGATAAAGGCCCTGTGCGAAATGCACAATGCCAAAGTCGACATAGTCCTGGATCCTAATTGGTCAGACAGCCGGACCGATTCCGTGAGGGAGCTGTGCAACAAATGGCCCCTGGTAAACGAAATAGTCGAATTCGATAATACCTTCAATAAGGATAAGTATGAGCAGTTGTTCTACTCGAGGCATGGCGAGACATCGGATGCCTACTACTACTTCGAGAAGTATGCAGGATATGACGCTGAGCCAGTAAATTGGAGAGCAGAGAAGCTGAACGAGGTAGACTCCTACATGAACGAGGTCTACAGGCTGGGATACATTAAGGATGTCCCCTCCCTGTACTGTCCGAAGGGTCAGAGAAGTCTGAATATCTATGAGAATCCCACCAACAAAGATATGCTGAGCCTGAAAGTAGGACTGTGTAATGGCCTATTTGAGGGCTCTACTTGGAAGTGGGAGAGGAAGGGCTGGCCCTATTTCGGCGAGCTGATCGATCTTTTGAACCGATTCTTCGGACATAGCAAGTTTAGGATCTTCCTGTTCGGAAAAGGAGACCGGGAGAAGAAATGGGGCAGGGAGATGTCGGAGAGGGCCTACAATGTGGTGGACTGCGTGAATAATATGAATATGATGGAAACCATCCATATGCTTAGGCAGTGCCACCTATTCATCACTACGGACACCGGCCTGATGCATGTGGCTGATGCTCATGATATCCCGATGATAGTACTATTCGGGCCTACTCTGGTCAGTAAGAATGGTCCTTACAATAAGGATCATAGGATCATAAGGAGTCCGATGCCGTGTGCTCCCTGCCAGGCCAGCCCGAGGTTCCACGTCTGTGAGGAGTGGAAGTGTATGGAGGCCCTGAAGCCTGAGATGGTGTTTACCGAGGTCCGGGAGTACCTTCCCGAGCTGATCAAATCTGATTTTTCAGGTTCACTATCCGAGCAGCTTGCAGTAAAAAGGATGAAGTTTGTCCACTGGAGACCATGGAAGAAAGAATTGATGGAGGAGACCTATGGGTGTACCAACAACTCTTAATGATAATGCCCTGTCCGATATAGATGACGTGAAGGAGTTCCTGGGACTGAGCGATGTTGACGATAGTGATCATGAGCTATTCAGGAAGCTGATCAACCAGAGTAGTAGTTTCATAGAAAAGGAGACCGACAGGAATCTGGTGGCCCAGGACTATGATCCTGATACAGATTATGAGAACGCCAGGTATGATGGGACCGGGAAGAAGAAGCTTCACCTCAGGCAGTACCCGATAAACAGCGTGACTACCCTGGTTATAAGTGGAGATACAGTCACTGCTGCCACTGACACAGACTACTATGGCTCCACTGGCTATGTGATTTATAAGAGCCGTGGGATGCTTTTCTATGACTACGGCTTCGATGTCGGAATTAAAAATGTTAGGGTGACTTTTAATGCCGGGTATGCCTCTGGGACTAAGGAGTTGGATGATCTGAAACTGCTCTGCAATAGCCTGGTCGGATGGGTCTACAGTCATCGGAAGAATCTGGGATTTAAAAGTGAGAGGATCGGAAACTATAGCTACAGCCGAGGTGATCTAAAGGAGGAATGGCAGAAAAACGTTATAGATAGGTATAGACGGAAGGTGGTGGGCTGGGCATGAGTTACGAATCTCTTTTAGTTAATACAATAAGTGTCTACCGGCCAACGGTATCCTATACCAAGGGCCGATCAACCGTGACCTATCCTACTACAGCCACGGCCAAAAATATCCATTGTAATATCCAGTATGTATTTGGTGGCGGAGTAGCAGCTGGAACTAGGGAAGTCACTGGACATGGTTTCGAGACCGAGGGCGGGTGGATGGGCTTTTTTATGTTAGGGGCTAATATCCAAAAGGACGATAAGATAGTCGATGAGGATGGAAGATCATTTATAATACTTTCTAATCCATTGGATGTCGTCGGTAGGGGGCATCATATGGAGGTCAGGCTCTCGGTGGTTGAATAATGCCAACAATAAAGAAGATAAAGGGAGAAGGCTTTAGGGTTGAGGGGATCGACAAGGTAATAGCCGCCCTAAAGGCTGCGGATGCCGATGTGAAGAAGGCCTCCGAGGAAGCCATCTGGGAGGCCGGGAACTTCTTAGAGAGGAAGCTGAAGAGGAAGCTAAGTCAGCCGGGAAGCGGTAAGACCTATATATCCTCCATGAAGGGGAAGAGAGGTTTGTTTAAAGGGGATACAAAGGAGAAGAGAAGTAGGTACTCTTTTCACGTGGCCTCTGTCCCTGGCCAACCACCTGCTCCTGACCTTGGAAGGCTAAGGGCCTCTATCACCCATAATACTACTTACAGGCAGGGGGCTCCGTCCGATGGAAGGCCACTTCCGAGGCCTGGAGGGATCTTCCATAAGATAAAGGGCTATATAGGAACGAATGTGGCCTATGGATATTTCTTAGAGGTGGGGGCCAAAATCTGGCCCTACGGCAATAAGAATATAGGCAAGCGGCAGTTATTGCCCAGGCCCTGGTTCATGGTGACTTTGGGAGAGAACCAGAACAACGTAGTAAAATTGATGATAAGGTCACTTAAGAGGACTTTTAAAAGCCATACCGGAACGAGGTTCAAATGAAAGAGATAGCGAATTATATATATGATACACTGGTGGCTGATGTCACTTTGAGGACCTATACGGGGTGGAGCGCTTCTGATCCACGACTGTATGATGAGTTTCCACCGGAGGATCTGACTCCTCCATTTATCACATTTAATGTAAGTTCAGCGGGGGCTATCATAGATAGCGAGTACATTCAGACGACCCAGTATGAGGATCAGACTATAGACATAAACTGCTTCGGCAGTAGCGCCGACAATAGGGACAATATGGCCGAGCGGATAACAGTAATCTTAAAGGATCGTACTTTTACGACTTCAAGCTACAGGGTCCTGAGAGTAGTGAAGGAGTACGACGACAATATAGTCGAGATACATGAGACCACCGGCAGAATAGATTCATTCAGAAAGGTAATGAGGTTCAGGGCCAGTTATATCCTGAAAAAGCTGCAGGGTGAGTGGTGATGATATTCGGGCAGTGGATAGAGTGTAGCAGTGGATAGAGCGTTACAGCGATTAGGGAGGTTTTTATGGGTACTACGAGACTGAAGAATCAGCAATTAAACTATTATGAGATGACGGCCGTACTGACGGCCTCCTTCGCAGTGGCGAGGAGGTGCATCTGGAACGGCATAGTCTTCGTTACAGACAATCATAATAATATAACCGTCAATGTCTATGATAATGACACAGCGGTGGCAAGTGCAAGGAGGATCTGGCCCACGAATTATATAGTGGTCGGGGCCGATAGGAAGCATGTGATCAGTGTTGATCCAGGCATTCTTGTTAATCATGGAATAGCCGTTCTTATAGCGGTTGCGGGTGGTGGAACATGTAGTTATCAGATAGCTTATAATATGGGATAGGAGGTTAATATGTCGATTGAAATAACGCCTCCTTCCTGTTGGCATTATGAGTTGGTTAGGTATAACGGAACGATCCTTAATAATTACGGTGAGTCTGAGATCGATTCCGGTTCAGATACCCCTAACTGTACTCTGCCGGATGGAGATTTTGGGGGGCAGACGAAATGTATATGGATGAGCGATGCGACGAATGGAGCACGCTTGACGATTACCAATCATGTTCTGAATTCACCCCTTCTGGTGGATTTCGATGCTGTTCATGATTCGGCCTGCTATATGTGGAATGGGTGGGCCTGGTGTAATGTCTGTTCTAATAATGTAACGGTAGTTAATCCAAGTAGTTCTAGTAGTGTTTCAAGTTCACAGAGTTCTTCTTCTAGTTCTAAATATTCAAGTAGTTCTTCAAGTGAAAGTAGCTCAAGTAGCTCAAGTAGTTCTAGTTCTTCAGAGAGTTCAAGCAGTAGTTCCGAGAGTTCGAGTAGTTCAAGTGAGAGTAGTAGTTCTTCAGAGAGTAGTTCAAGCAGTTCAGAGAGCAGTTCATCCTCAAGTAAGAGCTCTTCTTCGAGCAAGAGTAGCTCCTCTTCTAGCGAGAGTAGTTCGAGTGAAAGCAGTTCTTCAAGTTCAGAATCATCGAGTTCTACGAGTAGTTCGAGTGAAAGTAGTTCGTCTAGTAGTTCTAAGAGTAGTTCTTCAAGCCAGAGCTCTAGTAGTAGTTCTCAATCTAGTAGTTCCTCGAGTAGTTCAGAGAGTAGCAGTTCCTCAGAGAGTAGCAGTTCTTCGAAGTCAAGTAGTAGTTCAAGTGAAAGCTCATCTAGTAGTTCTGAGAGCAGTAGCTCGAGTGAGAGTAGTTCGAGTTCAGAATCAAGTAGTAGTTCTTCTGAGAGTTCAAGTAGTAGTTCTGAGAGTAGCAGCTCAAGTGAGAGTAGTTCCTCAAGTTCTGAGAGTAGTTCTAGTAGTTCAGAATCGAGCAGTTCCTCAGAGAGTAGCAGCTCAAGTGAGAGCTCATCTAGTTCTTCAAAATCTTCAAGTTCAGCAAGTAGTTCCTCTGAGAGTTCAAGTAGTAGTTCGGAATCTAGTAGTTCTGCGAGTAGTTCTTCTGAATCTTCGAGTTCCTCTGAGAGTAGTTCTTCCTCTGAGAGTAGCAGTTCCTCAGAGAGCAGTTCCTCGGAGAGCAGTTCTTCGAGTTCAGAAAGTAGTTCGAGTAGTTCAGAATCCAGTAGTTCTTCAAGTGTAAGTAGCTCAAGTAGTAGCGTGAGTAGCTCCTCGAGTGTAAGTAGCAGTTCCTCGGAATCTAGTAGTTCTACAAGTAGCTCTTCTGAGAGTAGTTCCTCCTCAAGTGAGAGTAGCTCTTCATCTAGAAGCTCAAGCAGTTCCTCGGAGAGCAGTTCTTCGAGTTCAGAAAGTTCTTCTAGCTCTGAGAGTAGTTCTTCGAGTTCTGAAAGTAGTTCGAGTAGTTCTTCACAATCAAGTAGTAGTCAGAGTAGTTCAAGTAAGAGCTCTTCATCTAGAAGTTCAAGCAGTTCTTCAGAGAGTAGCTCAAGCAGCAGCTCTGAGAGTAGCTCAAGTAGTAGCGTGAGTAGCTCCTCGAGTGAGAGCTCCTCAAGTAGCTCGAACTGGCCGATGCCTGTATAACAATTAAACAAAGGGGCCTGTAAAAAGGCCCCAGAACAATAAGCGAAGGAGAGTAAGATGGCAAAGAATATAACAGAGATTAAAAAGCTTGGAACCTGCCGGGTACACTTCGGTGACCACAATATGGGATATACCCAAGGGGGTGTGACTGTTACGATCACCATGGAGCAGGTCCCTATTATGGTTGACGATTATGGGATGGTGCCCGTGGATAGCGTCGATATGGGAACGACCATAGAAGCCTTTACGCCACTGGCGCAGGCCACACTGTTGAATTATACAGATACATTGTGGACTGGGAAATCAGTAGCCGCACCGACCGGACACCTGACTTTTGGTAAGAGAGTAGGTACATCAGCTACAACTGGCAAACTTACCCTGGATCCGATGAGTGGTGATACGGATGGTATTCAGATCTACAAGGCCTTCTGCGCCTCGATTGATGACCTCGGGTACACTAACGACGGGATCAGGATTATAGGTGCCCACTGGCAGGGCCTAATAGACGATAGTCGTTCTAATGGTGACAAGGTGTTTCATATTTTCGGTAGCATGAGTTAATTCACAAATTCTGGGTAAGGAGAAATTGAGATGGCAGTAGTAGATCTAGATAAATTGATAGAGAAGAACGTAAAGGACTTCTCCCTAAGGGGAGAGGTCTACCAGATCAGACCCATATCCTACAGGCAGACGATCAGGATGAGCCAGTTAGAGGACAGTATTGAGGAGGAGCAAAACGCCGAGAAAATACTGAACTTCCAGATAGAGTATATTAATCTGGTCATTCCGGAGATGACGAAGGAAGTCCTGATGGAGACGAAGATGCCTCAGATCAGGAGGATCCAAGAAATGATCCGTGAGGTCCTCTCCGGCGAGCCGCAGGATGCCGAGCTGGAGTATTACCGTGAGAAGTACAAGGACGAATACCGAAAAAACTTAGAAAGAGTCGGGGAAGAGACCGAATAGATCTTTCCCTGGCTCTTGATGAGATGGAGTACTTCTACGGGTGCAGTGAGGACTTCCTCCTAGACCTACCGACAGATCGCTTCTGGGGGAAGTACCGGAACATGCAGATAGTTAAGATAGAGGATAAGATGGACCGTATACATTCCGTCAACGCAGCCATGTCCAGCGAGGGACAGGATGTCTTAAATCGCTTAAACTGGAAGCTGGAGCAGCTGAAAGGCGACGAGAAGGTAGATAAGCTTGACGACTGGAAGCAGAAGTTCAACAAGAAGAAAAAGAAGAAAAAGGTAAAGTAGATGCGCAAACTCGGGAGCATGGTAGCGGAACTCGCCCTTGATACCAAGAAGTATAATACGGGTACGCAGTCGGCTATCAGACAGACCAAGGCTTTAAATACACATCTGACAAAAACCAGCTCCGTGATGGGCAAGGTCGCCAAGGCCGCCATAGCCATGGGGATTGCCCTCGGCACAGCCCGGTTAACCAGGACATTCGCCGGACTGGTGAAGGAATCAGCCTTACTCGGCGCCAGGTGGGAGACCCTGGGCGTAGTCCTTGAGCAATTGGGCAAGACCGCCGGATATTCGAAGGAACAGGTGCTGGGGGCTGCATATGCTATCCAGGACGCTGGCATCGAAATGAATATCTCCCGACAGATGACCGCCCGGTTGATACAAGCTCAGGTGGACCTGGCCAAGGCTCATAGATTGGCAAGAATTGCACAGGATGCCGCCGTAATCGGGAATATAAACTCCACGGAATCCTTCGAACGGTTGATACACGGTTTGGTGACCGCACAACCAAGGGTCCTGAGGATGATCGGCCTTCAGGTGGACTTCGAAAAGGCCTATAAGAAGACTGCTGAGACCCTAAACAAGAATGTAGAGGATCTAGATGCCCTAGAAAAGCAGCAGGCGAGGACCAACGAGGTCTTCGAAAAGGGCGAAAAGATACAGGGAGCCTACGAGGCGGCTATGTCCACCGCCGGTAAGCAGATCCTGTCCTTTAAGCGTTATATCGTAGATACAAAAACCATTATTGGTGAGTATTTCCTACCAATAGTCAAGGATATAGTATCAGACGCTAAAAGTATGGTATTTCAATTCCGTGAATGGGCCATAGCGAATCAGGAGATTATATCCGAGTCGGCCTTGAATGCCTGGAAGACCTTCAGAGATATTATGGAGGGCATCGCCAAGGCTATGGGATTAATAGCCACAGCCAATAATAAATGGCAGAAGTTCAAGCAGTGGTATAACGAAAAATATGCCTATCCACTGGCTAAATTCTTTAATTGGGATACTATCTATTGGAAGGTCTTTATGCAGACCGGTTCTGATGAACTGGCTAGAAAGGCAGCCAATGATTATGTAGCCTCAATAGGAGGAACTAAAGGTGGTGGTGGACGAACCAAGCTTACCATAACCAAGAAGAGGCCTACATTCTATGAGAAGGCCACCAATATGGATGCCTGGTGGAGGCAGGAGCATGGTTATGGAAAGGCTGCTCCTGATATGTGGCAGCGGTGGGGCACTGGGTGGACTACTGGGGTGGGAACCAGCACTAAAGCCCAACAGCAGGCCGGCATGGCCAGGATCAATGCCCAAGAGGCCGTCACCCCATGGACCGAGGAAATAAAGGACATCACCAAGGAGCAGCTGGATAATATTACAGATGTCTGGAACAAGTTCTTCCAGGATCTGATGAGTGGGAACTTCAAGGGACTCGGGGGGATAGGGAAAGGACTATTAGGAGCAATAGCACAGCCGATGGCTAGCATGGCCGGATCAATGGTTGGAAAGAAGGTCATGGACTGGGCTGGTAAGGGCATTGGGGGATTGTTAGGTGTTACTAAAAGCACTGGAATGATGGTTGCTGGGGGAGTAGCCGCTGTTGGCATGATGGGGATACAAGCTTTAGAGCAGGCCAAAGCCAACAAGCACCGCAGGCATGTGGAGAAGAGGACCCGGAAGACCGAGAGGCTCATAAGCCAATATGAGACGCAGACCGGAGAAACCATGGGTTTCATCTCTAGTATCATATCTGGGGCATTCACCGATGCAATAGACAGTGGGGACTTCACCTCTTTCACCAGGGGTCTGAAAGAGAGTGTCTATGATGCGGTCAAGGGCGGAATGATAGAAGCCATGCTGTCCTCGTCCGTCATACAGGGCATCATTAAACCGTTCCAGGAAGGTTTTAGTAAGGCATTCGAGATGGCCTCCGAGATGGGGAAGATCGGTCTTCCCTATGGTGGGAAGTATGGGCCTGGGGGAAAGGCCATCGACTATATAAAGAGCTTCAATGTTAATAAGTTTATGGCCTACATGCAGCCCTGGCTGTCGAGTATAGGCTCGTTGACCATGGCCTTACAGCCGGCTTTTTCGGGTATCAGCGGGGCATTGGATATGGTGGGCGGGAGCCTTGGTCTTGGTAGTGAATCATCTGGCATCCAGCTTGGATCTACCAACAGTGGAATGAACTTCTCTATGTATGCCAACGTGGCCACGACAGAGGATGCCAGCGATTGGATCGCACAGGTGATGGAGGAGTACGAACGAAAGAAGGCAGCGAAGAAGTCCGTCAACAAGTACAAGGATTACTATTCAGTAGGGACAGATACGGGGTTAGGACCATAATATGAGCGTAAAACTAATCACAGAAGACATACTGGAAGAGAGCCACTTCTCCTCAGCGACAGAACAAGAGGGGGAATTCTGGCCACAGCCGACTCCCGCAAGTGATAACAGCGGGCAGTTAATTCCCTTCACCAGTAGGACTCCCGAGGATCTGGTTGTCAGGAAGTATGCCACCGGTAACGGGAATGCTGGTGGGACCACTATAGTCAGTAGCTATCTGACCATCTTTGGAGATGATTTCCTGATAGGGGCGACCGTGGAGATTACGTCTGGTCCGCATGCCGGGGAGAGTAGGACCATATCTGACTTTGACAATGGTACAGGAACAGTTACGGTATCTGCCGCCTTCAGCGGGCAGATCACGGATGGAATAGCCTATACCTTGACACTTCCCTTCTCTACCAGGGATTTCAGGATAGAGATAGTAACAGGAGGAGATACAGGTACTGCCACTTTTAAATGGAGCCATGACGGTGGAACTGTCTACTTTGAAAGAAGAAATTATGGAGATGGCGAAGCAATCGGTCGTAGTTCTATATTAACTGGGGCTGATAATGGAGTTCATCCGGTAGCTATAGTTCAAATGAAAAATAAGGAAGTTTTGTGTGTATATAATGATGGCTCCAATGTCTATTATATGACAACTACTGATAATGGAGTAGGTTTAAGTTGGTCATCTTCTATACAATTAGATACCGGGGATCATGAACCTGGTGGTCTAATAGTACTTAAATCCGGGAGAATATTATTATCATTTTCAGATATAACTAATATATTTTATAGTGATAATAATGCAGATAGTTGGACGGAAATTACTCCTACAAATGGCTCTGCCTTTAACGATTTAGTTGAACTAAATAATGGGCAAATTATAGGGGTATACGAGGATAGTGATGAGATAAAATGTAAGAAGAGCTATGATGGTGGTTTTACATTTGGAGTCGCTGTAGAGATAGCTACTGATGCTAATGAACAGGAATGGCCTGTTATCGAACAAGCTAGTAATGGATGGGTCATATGTGTATATGAAACTGATGAAGATAGTGCTGATGATGTTGAAATAAAAAGTAAAATATCTACGGATAACGGAGCTACTTGGGGTGCAGCTATTAATGTAGCTAATTTTGTAGCTAATGATTTATTTAAGCCAAGACTTTATAAGGATTGTAATGAAGATATATTCTGTGCTATATATATAGATACTGCAACTTCTCAGGTTCAACTCTTTTCAACAAATGATAATGGAGCAAATTGGACTTCGAAAGGATCTCTTACTACTCATTCCAGTGATCAAAAACACCCACATATATGCCTCGTTGGTGGTCATGAAATGTGGGTAGCTTATTATGAAACTGATGGTAATACTATCTATCTAGAAAGATTTGGGGCATGGCAAGCTATCTCCATTCTAAATGCAGCCACTACCTATGTATCTACTGATAGGATTCCCCAACATCTAATCTGTAATGCTTGGATTACCTGGAGAGGTGGAGAAGGAATTATAGGGGACGACTGGGCCTTCACCCCGGACTACCATTATAGCATGCGGCAACTGATAACCGACAGCCCGAGTAAGCCCTGGAGGAGTGAACAGGATGACATCGCCTGTACTATCACTATAGATATGGGCGCCTGCAAGAAGTTCTATGCCGACGGGGCCGCGTTCTTCAACTGCAATATAAGAAGATTTCGCTTCCAGATGAGCGATGACAACTTCGCCACCACCCCAGTGGACGAGGCTGTAGTCTTCGACCTGGCTTTAGGCACCATTGACTCATACGCCGGGAATACACTGGCTGACTCTTCCCTATTAGAAGATTACAAGGCGCATGAACTAATGGACGACTACTATCTGAAATTAGTTAGCCACAGCTCGTCACAGAGCTCATCCTCCAGTTCTAGATCAAGCAGTAGCTCAAGGAGCTCCTCCTCATCAAGTTCAGTAAGCTCCTCCTCTTCATCTCAATCCAGTAGCTCCTCAACAAGTAGCTCCTCCTCTAGCGCTCATAGCAGTAGCTCCCAATCAAGTAGCTCAAGCTCACAATGGGCCTCAAGATTCTTCTCATTTAATGGAGTTTCTGATTATATTACTCGAGGGGATAGTCCCGATTGGGATATTCAGACTAATTTTACTATTGACTTATGGGTAAAACATACAGATCATGTGGGGGCAGAATATTATATTCATCAGTATGAAGATGCCGATAATAGATGGCAATTTGAACATTTGCATGGAAGCGGATTGGCGTTTTGGATACGAGATGGAGCGGCAAACATTGTTTCTACTGGTTATGGAGGAGAAATAACAGATACGAATTGGCATCATGTGGCACTTTGTAAAGTTGGGAATCTATATGGGATTTATTTAGATGGTGAACAGACTGCTTACACAAGTGATGCCAACATGGCAACGTTTGATGGACCTTTAGAAATTGGCAGATACGGTGGTGGCAGTAGCTATTTCGATGGCTACATGCATGACATCCGGATCTATCACGGGAATCCATTCAGCGCAAGCCCGAATAGCGGATTGACCGATACGATCACTATTCCTACAGTTTCGCATACTGCCGACGCCCAGACCAAGCTACTATTGCATGGAGACGAGAGATACTCCTCATCGCAGTCAAGCAGCAGTTCAAGTCAGAGCAGCTCCTCTAAGTCCAGTAGTTCTAGTAGGAGTTCTTCTTCAGAGTCTTCGAGTAGCAGTAGCCAGAGTAGTAGTCAGAGTAGTTCCTCTTCGAGTGAGAGTAGCTCCTCTACCAGTTCATCCAGTAGCTCTACCAGTTCAAGCTCTAGTGAGAGCTCCTCTTCCTCGAGTAAGGCCTCCAGTACATCTAGTAGTAGTTCCTCTGAGAGCTCCTCTTCCTCGAGTGGAAGCAGCAGCCAGAGTAGTAGTTCTAGTGCGAGTAGCGACGAGACAGTGATGTGGAAGATTCTTGATAACTACGGGGACCATATTATGGTAGATGCGGAGGGCTGTCCGAGGTTCCAGAACGGTAGGCTATTCTCAATCTTCCAGAAGAAAATGTCCATTACATTTACTGGAGGTAACTACCGTTATATGAGGATCAGTATACCGGCTCAGAAGACAGTGGAAGGCTACTATCAGATTGGGGCAATGGTTATTGGAAGGACCGTGGAGACTACCAGGGGATTCGCTATGGCCGGATACGGCAGGGCGGAGACCTTTGGGGTAACCATGCTAAGAAGTCCGCATGGTGGACTGGTTCCGGTAAGAGGCTCCGGCAGGAAAAGGATCTTCACACTACATTGGCCGGCTAGCGAGGATATCAAGAGGGAGATCATGTCATTACTTAATTGCGCCGAGGGCAAGAATATGGCCCTGATCCCTGACAGTACCACAATGTATGATTGTTATTTAGTAAAGCATACGGGGGATGCGGGCCAGATGCCGAAGTGGTTGAAGGTTCAGGAGATAGACATCACGCTGGAGGAAGTTCTATGAGTACCATAAGTACGGCTTTCGAGAAAGACAAGGAAGTCTTCTTCCTGATCGACCTGGAACTGGACGGATGGCATAAGAGACTGACTAACTGTCGTGGGGGTCTGTCCGTTAGTTATTCGGGAAACGATTCCCTACTGTTTGAGGACCTGATCCTAAATAGCATAGAGGTAGTGAACAGCTTTAACCTAAGCTCAAGGAGGTGTCCATCGACCAAGTGCCGTGTAGTTATGAACAACAACGGACGGTTCCAGGACTACGAGAAGTTCATGTATATCCATGAGATCAACGGGACTATTTGGGCATGGTCGAAAAGCCTGGACTTCTCGGACGTGGAGGATTACCCACTGTTTCAGGGGACATTCCGCAAGATCAGCCATATGAAAGATCGATACACCTTCGAGATATTGGACTTTGCCTCCACTAAGGGTAAGTGGGTAGATAACTTAACAATAAGTGGGAATCCCGCCGCTATCGTCAAGTACCTACTGGACTCCCAAACGCTGTTGGATGCCGATCAGATCGACCATGGATCTTTGGCAGACCTGGAAGACTTCCTAACTGGATTTAGCTTCTCAACGACCATCGACGAGGGGGCCGATATCTTCGACGTAATCGACAGGATACTGGCCGAGGTGTCCGCGGTCAGGATCAACAAAAACGGAAAGATAGCGGTGGATTCGTTTGACAAGTTCGGGGAGAGCGGTCATAGGATCGTCATGGAGGATCTGGCCTCAAACCCGATCATAGAGCTTAGCCCGTTCGACCTAGTAACCAACAGGGTGAAGATCCACTACAATCCTTCAGGTGGGTCCTACAGCGGGAACTTCACAAGGGACTGGACTAATAACAGGGAGTGCAAACTGAGCTATATTACCTACGAGGAGCAGCCAGAGAGGACCTTCCAGTGCCCGGATTGTGCCACACAGGCTCAGGCCGAGAATTGCCTAAGTAGGTTCCTGGACTGGAACGCAATGAGGCATGATATCATAACGGTAGCCGTGCCCTACCACATCGGGTTCGATATCCAGCAGGGTGACATAGCGGACCTGACGATAGACGAAGGGAGCGGAGGCGGATGGGTAGACGAGAAGTGCCTATTATTAGATAGGACATTCACGCAGTCCGCCGTAAAGCAGAGATGGTGGCGTATAAATACAAACTAACAGACTTAAGAGGAGATTTGAGATGAGAAGAAAGACTTTAGTATTATCGTTTTTACTAATTCTAGCCCTTTCGTTGGGGGCCTGTACGGAGCTAAACCTTAATCTGAACAGCCCGAGGACCCCGTACGACCAGGCCGTAGCATTCTTCGCCGACGCCTGGGAAAGCTACCACAAGGTATGGCTCACCCTCAGTGAGGAGAAGAAGACCGAGTGGGTAAACAAATACCACAGGCAGTTCCAGAAGGTCGGGGTATTCCTTCAGACCTGGGGACAGAGCCCGGACGACGATGCGAAGGCCATTCTCTGGGAGACCCTAAAAGATCAGCTCGAGCTACTCCTGTTGAAGATGGCGGCTGAGAGCGAGGAGGTGGAGAAATGAAGATGAGCCCAGAAGCGATAGCAGTGATTATCTACGGAATAGAGACTGCCATAAGGCTAATGAACGAGAAGAAGATGACTGAGGAGCAGATCAAGGAGCAGGCTAGAAAGGACGCCTTACGGTTCGCCGTGGCCATGGAGCAGATGAACAGCGAAATCATAAAGTATGGAGGAGGTGAGTAAAGGATGAAGCCAGGACACAAGACTACAGAATTCTGGGTGACTATATTTATACAGGTCGTAGGTTTGGTGGCCGCATTGGGGTATCTCACGCCAGAGCAGTCTAGCACGATCATTGAGGCCATCACCCAGCTCGGGGGCATAGTGGCTATGGTAGCGGCCCAATTCGGGTACAGCCTGAGTAGAGGGACCGCCAAGAAGCACCAGAGCTGAAAACACTTAAATTTAAAAATAGTTTAATTGAAATACAATATAACCTATACTAATGACAAAAAAGTCGATGTACGATAGCAATACGAAAGCCTAAGAGGGTATCATGGAGAATTCATGGCCCTCTTTTTTCGTTTGGAGAAAAATTTATTTTTATAATGCTTCAAAGTATGATATAATTAAATATAAGGAAATAAAAAATAAAATAAAAATTCCATATGCGCTTATCA